GGCTCGCGCTTTGAACCGATCATCGGGAACCCTGGGGACGGGTCCAGCCCGTCCTGCGCCATTCACGACGAATATCACGAACACCAGACCGACGTGCAGGTGGACACGATGATGACCGGCATGGGCGCGCGCGAACAGCCCTTGCAGATCATCGTCACCACGGCCGGGTCCGACCTGGGCGGCCCGTGCTACGCCATGCAGCAGGACGTGGAACGGATGCTGTCCGGCGAGGAAGAGGCGGAAGACCTGTTCGCGGCCATCTACACCGTGGACCCCGGCGACGACTGGACGGACCCGGACACGCTGCGCAAGGCGAATCCGAACTATGGGGTTTCGGTCTTCGCGGACTTCCTGCTGTCGCAGCTGGCCAACGCGAAGCTGGCCCCTCGCAAGGCGGCGCAGTTCCAGACCAAACACCTGAACGTGTGGGTGCAGGCGCGGGAACCCTACTTCGACACTCTGGCGTGGAAGGACGCGAAGAACCCGCACCTGGGCCTGGAACAGTTCCAAGGCTGGAAGGCGTACGTAACGCTAGACTTGGCGTCTAAAATAGACTTGGCGTCTATGTCTGTGCTGGTCGTGTATCCGCCAGAAATCGCTGCGAAGCGCAAAAAGAAGTTTGCACTATTCACCCGGTATTACCTGCCGGAAGATACTGTGGAAATGCCTGAGAATGAGCGTTATCGCGGGTGGGAGGCCGAAGGGCACCTGTTCGTCACTGAAGGTTCAATGATCGACTTCGAACGCATCCGCGAAGACCTTGTGGACCTCGCCGGGTTCCTAGACGTGCAGGCCGTGGGCATTGACCCGTGGCAGGCCACACAGATGATCGCGGAACTTCAGAATGAGAACGTGCCGGTGATCGAATATCGCCAGACCGTTCAGAACTTCAGCGATCCCATGAAATACTTGGACGCGGTGATTCGCGGCCGACTGGTGGACCACGACGGCGACCCCATCACCCTGTGGTGCCTGGGCAACGTGGTGGCCCGTGAGGATGCGAAGGAAAACGTCTATCCGCGTAAAGAGCGGAAAGAGAACAAGATTGACGGCGCGGTGTCGGCCATTATGGCCGTGGGACTGCTGAACAACGCCGACGGCCCGCAGGAAAGCGTGTACGAGCGGCGAGGACTTGCGGAGGTAGTGACGACATGACGGTGAAGTGGGTAGGCGGCCGACGCGCAGGGCTGGGCGACATGCGCGCCGACGGCACCATGCTGGACGCGGCCAATCGGATGATGTCGGACCCGAACCATTGGCTGGTGCGGCAGGTGGGCGGCGGCAAGGTGCGTTCCGGCGTGTCCGTCAATGAGCATTCGGCCATGGCCCTGCCCGCCGCCTTCGCGGCGGTTAAGATCATCGCCAGCGCCATGGCCCAGGTGCCCCTTCAGCTGCTGCGCCGCCGCGAAGTCGCGGGCCGCATGGTCACCCTGCCCGCGACCGACCACGCCCTTTACGAAATCGTGTCGCGTCGCCCGAACGAACGGATGACCTCGCACCGTCTGCGCTCAACCGTGTTCGGCCACGCGGCGGGCTGGGGCAACGGGTACAGCGAGATTGAGCGCCGCCGCAGCGGCGAAGTCGTCGGGCTGTGGCCCCTGCTGCCGGATCGCACCGGCCCTCGCGTCGAGAACGGCCAGCTGGTCTTTGACACGAACGTGGAAAATCAACGCTTCGTCATCCCCGGCGCGGACGTGCTGCACTTCGCCGGGTTCGGGTGGGACGGTTACCGGGGCTATTCGCCCATTCAGCAGGCGCGCGAGGCCATCGGCCTGGGGCTGGCGGCCGAAGCCTTCGGTGCCGGTTTCTTCGGCAATGACGCCAAGTCCGGCGGCGTCCTGATTCACCCCGGCAAGCTGTCCGACCCGGCCAAGGGCCGCGTGCGCGACGACTTCGAAAAGCAGGGCGGCCTGGACAACGCGCACCGCATCAAGGTGCTGGAAGAGGGGATGAAGTTCGTTCCCACGACCATCCCCCCCGAAGATGCGCAGTTCCTGGGCACGCAAGAGTTCACGGTCGCCCAGGTCGCCCGCATCTTCGGGGTGCCCCTGTTCCTGCTGCACTCGCACGAAAAGGCGACCAGCTGGGGGTCCGGCCTTGAACAGATGATGATTGCTTTCGTGACCTTCACCCTGGCCGGGTGGGCGGAAGCGGCCGAACAGGAAATGGACGCCAAGCTGCTGACCGATGCGGAGCGCGCGGCGGGCTACTATTTCAAGTTCAACCTGAACGCCTTCCTGCGCGGCGACACGGCCGCTCGCATGGCGATGTACAAGGCCATGATTGACGACGGGTGGGGCAACCGAAACGAAGTCCGCCTGCTGGAAGACATGAACCCGGCCGACGGCCTGGACGACTTCCTCATGCCGCAGAACCGCCAAACCGTCGCCCAGGCCCAGGAAGCCCACGACACGGCCATGGAACAGAAACGCCGCCCGCCGGTCGCGCCGCCCGCTGCGCCCGCCGCCCCTGAACCCGAAGAGGAACCCGCCGATGCGTAAAGACCTGAACGCCCTTCGCAGCGCGATCATGCGCGCCGCGTCCAGTCAGCCCTGGGCCATGGAAGTGGGTGCGCTGGAAACCCTGCTGGCGCGGATCGCATCCGGCGACCTCAACCTGCACCCCACGGCCATGGCCCAGGCCCTGGACGGTGTGGACATTGAGGCCACCGGCCAACCCCAGGCGGCTATCCATCCGGCCACTGAGCGCGCCACGGCCCGCCGCGAAGGCGCGGTGGCGGTCATCAACGTGTCCGGCATCATCGCCACCCGCCAGTCGCTGCTGGACTGGCTTATGGGCGTCAACGCCATTCCGCCGTCGGCCATCGCCGCCGCCCAGGAAGCGGCCGTGGCCGACGCCGACGTGAAGGCCGTGGTGACGGTGTGGGATACGCCCGGCGGCGTCGTCGGCGGGGTGCCGGAAGCCTTCAGCCGCATGTTCGCCCTTCGCGGCAACGGCAAGCCCATGGTGTCCGTCGCCAACGGCCAATGCGCCAGCGCCGGGTTCTGGCTGGCCAGCGCGGCGGAAGAGTTTGACGCGACCACCACGGCCCTGGTGGGAAGCCTGGGCGTGTATCTGCCCCACGTGGACCTGTCCGGCGCATACGAACAGGCCGGGGTCCGCAAGTCGTTCGTGGAAGCCCCCCAGGGCGGCCACAAGACGGAAGGGGCGGACACCGCGCCGCTGTCGGACGAAGGCCGCGCCCACATGCAGGAAATGGTGGACGACATTTACGGCATGTTCGTGCGCGACGTGGCGCGCGGTCGTGGCGTGTCCGAAGCCGTCGCCCGTTCGGAAACCTTCGGCCAAGGCCGGGTGTATCTGGCCGACCGCGCCCAGCAGCGCGGCATGATTGACCGCGTGCGCACGCTGCCCGAAACCCTGCTGGCCTTCGGCGGCGCGCAGACCCCCCAGCCCACCCCAGGCCGGGGCCGCACGTACGCCATGGCCGAAGCCGAAGCCCGCCTGCGCGGGATTGACGTTTAAACATTGACCTGAACGCGGCATATACTCACGCGCATGGCCGCGATTCGCCTCAACCCTCGCGCGGACTTTTGGAGAACGACCTAATGAACCTCGAACAACTGCGCGCCCGGCTTCAGGCGGCCCGCGACGAAGCCCGCGCGCTGCTGGCGGCGGCTTCGCCCGAATCCGGCATGACTGCCGAACAGACGGCCAGCTTTGACGCGCTCATGGCTGAAGTGGACACGCTGGAAGCTAACATTTCCCGCGTGCAGAACCTCGACGCCGCCGACGCCCGCGCCGCCACCATCGTTCCGGCCGCCGCCCGTGGCGCTACCCCTGCCGCGCCGATCCGCGCAGGCGGCGACCCCGCCGTGCGCGAGTTCGAAAACATGGGCCAGTTCATGGCCGCCGTCCGCTTCGCCCCGAACGACGTTCGCCTGTCCACCCTGTGGGACGGTAACGCGGGCGCGAACGCCGAAGGCAACCTGACGCCGGAACAGCGCGCCGCCATGCTGGGCGTGTCCACGGACGCCCTGGCCGAAATGCGCATGGACACGGGCGCGGCTGGCGGCTTCGCCATCCCGCCGCAGTTCCGCGACCAGCTGCTGGAACTGCCGACCTACGGCGAGGCCCCGATCCGTGCGGGCGCAACCGTCATCGGCGCTGACCCGAACCACCCCGACGCCGGAATCACCATGCCCGCCCTGGACCAGTCCGGTAATGGCGTGGGCCACGTGTTCGGCGGCGTGACCGTCGGGTGGGTGGAGGAAGGCGGCCAGAAGCCGCTGACCAACATGGCGCTGAAGGAAGTGACCGTGGATACCCACGAAGTCGCCGGTTACATGATCGTGACCGACAAGCTGCTGCGCAACTGGCGCGGGGCCGATCCGATCATCCGCCGCCAGTTCCGCAACGCGCTGCTGCAATCGGGCGAATACGCCTTCCTGCGCGGCGACGGCGTGGGCAAGCCCACGGGCATCATTGGCCACGCTGGCACCTATGTGGTGCCCCGCACGACCGCCAACGCCGTGACGTACCGTGACCTGCTGGCCATGGTCGCCCGTCAACTGACCATCGGCGGTTCGGCGTTCTGGCAAATGCCGCGCAGCGTCCTGCCGCAGATCGCCCTGCTGAAGGACGACCTGGGCAACTTCATCTGGAAGGAAAACGCCCGTGACGGCTTCGCGGGCACCCTGCTGGGCTATCCGGTGAAGTGGTCGCCGCTCTCGCCTGCCCTGGGTCAGGTGGGCGACGTGGCCCTGATCGACGCCGAACACTACCTGATTAAGGACGGTTCCGGCCCGTTCGTCGCCGCCTCGGAACACGTCCTGTTCACGCAGAACAAGACGGTTATCAAGGCGTTCTGGAACGTCGGCGGCAAGCCCTGGCTGACCGCTCCCCACTACGATGAAAGCGGCTACCAAACGTCGCCGTTCGTCGTCCTGGGCGCGGTCCAAGTCTAAGGGGCGGCTTCCGTCCTGATCGTCTGACGCTACCATGGGGGCGGGTGCCAAGCGCCCGCCCCCTCTTTCTTCCACCCGGCCCACAAAAAGGAACAGGCCCATGAAGAACCTCACCCTTGCCCGCTTCGCCAGCGCCGCCCTGTGCGTCACCATGGCGTCCGACGCCGCAGCCGAAACTGGCGGCGGCGCTGGCCCGGCGACGACCGATCCCAAGCCCGGCGACGCCGTGCAGGTCACCGACGCCGCCAAGGCGGCCGAAGCGGAAAAACCCGCAGGTGCCGGCGCTGACGAAAAATCGTCCTATCGGGTCAAGTCGGACTTCCACGACACGACCACGGGCCGCCTGCGCAAGGCCGGTCGCGTCCTGAAGGCGACGGACAAGCGCGCCGCCCAGCTGGCCGCCGCCAAGGTCATCGAGACGGACGAAGACGGCAAGGCCCTGCCGATTGACGACGACGAAGACGAGGACGACGGCGAAGAAAGCGTGTTCACGCGTCAGGAAGACCTGTCGCAGGCCACGCGCGACGCCGTGGACGGCAAGGTGGCCCCCGTCGGCCTGGACGGCCCGGTGGACGAAGCCGTGGTCCGCGAAGTCGCGGAACAGGGCCTGGACACCACGGACGGCGGCATGGGCACCAGCCTGACCGCCGGAAAGGTGCCGGGCGTCGTCACGGGCAACAAGAACCGCAAGGCCAAGTAGGGCGGTTCTAGGCCCTTGGGCTATACGGACCCGCCCGCGCCCGTCGTGGGCGGGTTTCGTGTATCCCTCGCCGTCTGTGTAACACGGACATAAAAGACCCCTTCAGGACACCCCAGGCGATGCTTCCAGACCCATACTGGCCCTTCTACAACCCCGCCGCCCTGTGCGTCCGCAACGGCAGCGCCCTGGCGGGCCTCGCGCCGCGTCTGAAGCGGCTGGCGACCGTCGCGCCGCTACTGTCGTTCGCGGAAGCGCGCCTGCACCTGAAGCTGGACCCCTTGCCGGTGGACGACGACGGCCAGCTGCTGCCGGACGACGAAGTGGAGGCCCACCCCGACGACGCCCTGGTGCGCGGCCTGTCCCTCGCCGTGCAAGGCGAGATTGACGGCCCGAACAGCTGGACGCACCGGGGCGCGGCCCGCACGCAATGGCAGCTGTCCCTGCGCGGCTTCCCGTCGTTTGGCCTGGTTCTCCCCCTCCCGCCGGTCGCGTCCATCGATTCCGTGACCTTCCGCGCCGCCGACGGCACGCGCACGACCGTGACCGCGACCGCCTATGACCTGGGCGAAGACGCGACCGGGCACGCCGTGCTGCGCCTGACGCCCGGCAGCAGCTGGCCGGAACTTCCCGCCTATCCGGTGGCCGGTGCTGTCTATGACGACGCCGTGCAGATCACATTCACGACCGGGTACGAAGAGGGCGACCCGGACCTGGAAATGTTCAAGGCGTACGCCAAGCTGCGCCTGGGCCAGTTCTATGAAAACCGCGAAGCCGTCGTGCTGGGCACTTCGGTGTCCATGCTGCCGGGGTGGGAACACATGCTGGAAAACCTGCGCGTTCAGCACCCCGATTACCTGCTGGGGCACCGCTAATGCGTGGGGGCAAGCTGGACGCCCGCGTGCGGATCGAACGGGCCGAACAGACCCGCAGCCGCAAGGGCGAGGTACTGACCGACGGGTGGGCGCTGGTCACGACCGTGTGGGCCGGGGAGCGGAACACGGCAGCCGTGGAGCGGTACACGTCGCAGCAGCTGGTGGCCGAAACGGATTCGGCCTTCGAAATGCGCGCGTGGCCCGGCCCGGCCGTCGTCGGTCCTGAAGAACGGTTCCGGCTGGTCCTGGGCGCGAAAAAGGACGGCAGCGGCGGCACGCCGTACAACGTCCTGGGCATCATCAAAATGCCGAAGCGCGGGCAGGGCGTCATGGTCCTGTGCCGCGCTCGCGCTGAGACGACCACGGCCGACCTGCCCCAGGACGCCCCGGCCGATGGCGAATAAGGTCCGCATGGAACTGGAAGGCGCGGCCGAACTGGAAGCCGCCCTGCGCGAACTGCCCTTCCGGGTGGCGAAGTCCACGCTGCGCCGCGCGCTGAAAAAGGCGGCCGTGGTCATGGTGGAGCGTGGCGCGTCCATGGCCCCCACGCCCGAACTGAAGGTGCGCATGACGAACAGCGACCGCCTGTCGCGCCGCCAGCGCGCGCAGACCGGCCGCCAGACCCGCGCCACGTCCGGCACCTATGTGGTGACCACCTTTGTGGGCGAGCGCCCGCACGCGTTGGCGCACCTGTTTGAGTTTGGGTCTTCGCCCCGTTACACGACCGGCGGCGGCGACGCGCGCGGCAAGAAAGGCCGGACGGCGCGGGACAAGGGCATGGGCGGGGCTTATCGTGGCATCATGCCCATGCAGCCGTTCATGCGCCCCGCCTTCGACCAGACCGCGCCCCAGGTCATCAATGACTTTGGGCGCATCCTGGGCCGTGAGATTGAGGCCAGCGCGCGGCGGCTGGCGAAGCGAAAGGCCAAGCGCGCCAGCGCCGGGGCCGTGTCTGCGAACCGGAGCGTTTAAACAATGTCCACCATGGAAGACGCCCTTTACGCGCTGGTGACTTCGGACCCGGCCGTGACCGCCATTCAGGGGGACCGCCTGTATCCTATCGACTTCCCCCAGGCCCCCACCTATCCGGCTTCGCTGTACGCTGTCCCGTCCCGCCTGCACGCCTACCACTTCGGCGGCAGCAGCAACTTCCGCCGCGCCCGCGTGCAGTTCGACGTGTACGCGGAGACGTGGGACGAATGCGTGGCCCTGGGCGACGCGCTGATTGATTGCCTGGGGGCTTACAAGGGGCTGGTGCCCGTGGAGGGCGGCCAGCCTGTGGAAGTACAGGGGATTTTCTGCACTATTGACCGCGACGCGACCGAATCAGGCACGGCCCTGTCCAGCCCTTCTAAGGTGCGTCGTCGTCTGATTGAGTTCGCCGTGGTGGCGTAACACTGGAAAGGAAAGAGGACACAGCTATGGCTGAAACCAAAGCACGGATCGGCTTCGGCGCGACCGTCCACGTGGAGGCTTCCCCGTTCGGGGCCGC